TTCTGCACTCAAGATCAAGTCTTTACTTGGCCCGCCGGCGAGTACATCCGCACGCTCGGCCCATCAGGCAACTTTGTTGGCCTGCGCCCTGTGCTGTTGGACGATGCAACGTACTTTCGCGACCCAGGCACCAACGTGTCGTTTGGCATCAAGTTCATCAACCAGCAACAGTACAACGGCATTGCGGTCAAAACCGTGACCTCGACCTATCCGCAGGTCTGCTTTGTGAACATGGGCTTTCCTGACATTACGATGTCCATCTACCCGCGCCCGACGCGGGATTTGGAATGGCACTTTGTGTCGGTGCAAGAGTTGAGCAACCCCGCCACCTTGGCGACTGACCTGTTCTTTCCACCTGGATACCTGCGGGCGTTCACCTACAACTTGGCGATGGAGATTGCGCCAGAGTTCGGCGTTGAGCCAAGCCCGCAAGTGCAGCGCATCGCTATGACCAGCAAGCGCAACCTGAAGCGCATCAACAACCCAGATGACGTGATGTCTATGCCTTACGCCATTGTCGCCACTCGCCAACGATTTAACATTTACGCAGGAAACTACTAATATGGCCACCATTGCAATTTCAGCCCTTCCTGTAGCTACGGCTGCGGCTACCACTGACGTTTTGCCTATGGTGCAAGGCGGCACAACAAAACAAATTACCAATGCGTTGTTGTTTACCGATTCAACCTTGGTAGCGCCTGTGCTGGGTATACCTGCAAGCGGCACTTTGACAAATTGCACGGGCTTGCCTGTTGCAACGGGGATAGCCGACCTTGGCGCGAACATGGCTACTTTCTTGGCAACGCCAAGCAGCGCCAACTTACGCGCCACCTTGACTGACGAAACCGGCACAGGCAATGCCGTATTTGCAACATCGCCAACGCTAGTGACTCCGGTCATTGGCGCGGCCACGGGCACGAGCCTTACTGCCACAGGCGTGATTGCCTCAACAGGTACGGCTGGCATAGGCTATGCCACTGGTGCGGGCGGTGTTGTTACCCAAGGCACAAGCCGCACTACAGGCGTAACGATTAACAAGACAACCGGCGCAATAACGCTATTCAGCGCGGCGGGAACAACTGTGCCTACAACTTTTACAGTGACAAATAGCACTGTTGTGGCTACCGATGTGATTATCTTGAACCAGAAATCAGGGACTGATCTGTACGATCTGATGGTCACTGCTGTGGCAGCAGGTAGTTTTAACATTACATTCCGCACCACTGGCGGCACAACCACAGAAACACCCGTTTTTAACTTTGCAGTCATCAATGGTGTAGCTGCCTAATGAAGACGCCGATCTTAGGTTCTAGCTATGTAGCCCGCAGCGTCAATGCTGCGGATAGCCGCATGGTGAACCTGTTTCCTGAAGTTGTGCCCGAAGGAGGCAAAGAACCGGCGTTCCTGAACCGTGCGCCTGGTTTGCGCTTTCTAGCCACTATCGGCACGGGGCCGGTTCGCGGCGTGTGGTCGTTTTCGTCTACAAGCACCACGGCGTTTGTCGTGTCCGGCACTCAGGTTTACAAGATCGACCGAACCTACGCGGCCACGCTGATTGGCAGCGTCAGTGGCACAGGGCCAGTCAGCATGGCTGATAACGGCACTCAACTGTTTATTGCTTGTAACGGCCCTAGTTACATTTACAACAACACCACCAACGTCTTTGCGCCGATCTCGGACGCCGACTTCCCTGGTGCGGTGACGGTGAGTTACCTTGACGGCTACTTTGTCTTCAACGAACCAAACAGCCAGCGCGTTTGGGTTACCAGCCTGCTTGATGGTCTGTCGGTTGACCCGCTGGACTTCGCCAGCGCTGAAGGCGCTCCAGACGGCTTGGTGGCCTTGATCGTTGACCACCGCGAGGCTTGGCTGTTCGGCACCAACTCGGTTGAGGTCTGGTACGACGCAGGCAATGCTGACTTCCCATTACAGCGCATCCAAGGCGCGTACAACGAGATTGGCTGCATAGCCCCCTACTCTGTTGCCAAACTCGACAACGGCCTGTTTTGGCTGGGCGCTGACGCCCGTGGTCAAGGCATTGTCTATCGGGCCAACGGCTACACAGGCGTTCGCGTGTCCACCCACGCCGTCGAATGGCAGATTCAGCAGTACAGCGATATGTCGGACGCCATTGCGTACACATACCAGCAAGACGGCCACGCCTTCTATGTGCTGATCTTTCCAACTGCCAACACGACATGGGTCTACGACGTGGCCGCCGGTGTGTGGCATGAGCGTGCTGGTTTTGTTGACGGCGCGTTTACCCGCCACCGCAGCAATTGCCAAATGGCGTTCAACAACGAAATCGTTGTGGGCGACTTTGAAAACGGCAACATCTACGCCTTTGACCTCAACACCTACGCTGACAACGGCCAGATTCAGAAGTGGTTGCGGTCGTGGCGGGCGCTGCCTACCGGCCAAAACAACCTCAAACGCACGGCGCAACACTCGCTGCAACTTGATTGCGAAACTGGTGTGGGCTTAAATTTGTATCCAGCGTATAGCAGCGAAAATATCGACACCGAGGCAGGGCTAAATATTGTTGCCGAATATGTGCAGACGTACTTAGCCACGCAAGCAGGCGACACATTGACCACCGAGGCGGGGGACGGTTTTCAGCCGCTTGGGCAATACGAGCTGTCTGATGAAGACATTAGCGGTTACGAGTTGGTAACCACAAGCTACCCCGCCGCGCCAGGTTACGACCCAGAGGTCATGCTGCGCTGGTCTGACGACGGCGGCCACACTTGGTCAAACGAGCATTGGGCGTCTGTCGGCAAGATCGGCCAGTTCTACCGCCGCGTGTTCTGGCGTCGGTTGGGCATGACGCTCAAGCTGCGCGACCGCGTGTATGAAATCTCAGGCACTGACCCCGTAAAGACGGTCATTGTGGGCGCTGAACTTTTGCTGTCGCCGACCAATGCCTAGTCCAGTAAACGAAACAAACATCGTTGCGCCTCGGGTGCCGCTTATCGACGAGCGCACCGGACTGATCTCGCGTGAGTGGTACAGGTTCTTGCTAAACCTGTTTGTGCTGACTGGCTCGGGCCGCAACGACACCTCACTGTTGGACTTGCAGGTTGGCCCGCCCGCTCAAGAGTCGCAGATTGTTGAACTGCAAAAGCAGATTGAAGCGTTGACCACCACGCCGCCGTTGCTTAACAGCAATACGCTGGACACCAACTACCTGACTTTTCAAGTTGACGCGCCGCACACCAATCAGATAGGACGGATGGGCTGGAATCAAGCAGACCAGACACTTGACCTTGGCATGGAATATGGCGTTGTTCAGCAGATCGGGCTGGAAACTTACGCCCGCGTGCAGAACAACACCGGCTCTCTCATCCCCAACGGCACCGTGGTGGGCTTTACAGGGGTTGTGCCCGACAGTGCGCTGTCAGTAGCACCCTACCTAGCCAACGGCGCGTCAAACACGCTGTACATCCTTGGCGTGATGACGCATGATTTGCCCGACACGGGCGACAAGGGCTACTGCACCACTTGGGGCTTTGTGCGTGGTGTGGACACCAGCGCGTTTACGCTGGGCGACATCTTGTACGCTTCACCTACGGTGGCCGGCGCGTTTACCAATGTCAAGCCGACTGCGCCGGATAACGTGGTGCCTTTGGCGGCTGTGATGCAAATCGGAACGACTGACGGCATCATTTTTGTGCGGCCAACCATTGCACAGCAGAAATACTACGGCGAGTTCACCAAGACCGACAGCCAAAGTCCTGCTGCTGCAAACACCGCCTACCCGTTGCTTTTTACCAATACCGAGATTGCCAACGGCGCGTCAATTGGCACGACAACATCTGAGATTTATGTTGATCAGGCGGGGCTGTACGGTATCAACTGTTCGGTGCAGGTTACATCAACCAACTCATCTCAAAAGTCAATTTGGATTTGGTTGCGGCTTAACGGCACGACAACTGTCCCAAATTCAGCCCGCGTCGCGTCTAGCGCGTTGAACAACGGCTATCTTGGGATAATAATCAGCGAAATCTATTCGTTGCAAGCCGGCGATTTCATTGAGATCATGTATGCCAGCGACTCCACGAACGTCAGCATTTCCACTGTGGCGGCTACCGCTTTTGCGCCAGCAGCGCCAGCGGTCGTTTTGGCCGTAACCCAGATTGAACAATAGGAGTTAGCATGACCGTCACAGTAAAAGTCCTTGTACCAGGCAAAACCGTTGAGGCCACGCAGA